TTTACCTTCTTCATCTTTACGTCGTATTCTCTTTTAGGAGGACTGGAGAACGTTCTTGAATCAAATTTTAATCCAGCATGAGCTGTCATTGGATACGAGAAGCTTCTATCAACAATCTCGATGACTGACTCTACGCTAAGATCTCTTTTGACTAACGGAGAAATAGTTTCTGGCGTAAGTTTCTCAATAGTCAAATATCTATCTCTGCCATTAAACGAATCTGGCAATATAATTTCTTCGTTATCGGTAGAAATAGATACTGATACTGGATTAATAACTCCATTTCCTCCGTGATCAGTTTGATCGTCTGGTTCGTGTGACATAAATTATTATAGTTTATTGCGCTGTTATTGCAAATGTTCTAATGTTATTGGTTGCATTTCCGCCAGTGGCGGTTAAAACTATCATAGCATTGTCTGGCGAAGCTGCATTTACATAAACAGAATGACTTCCAACTGCCAGTTTAGATGTAATTTCCGCTGGAATTGTGAAACTGAAGTTGCCGTTCGTTTCTATTTGAGTCGCTGCTGCTTCTACTTGGTAAGCTGGATAAGTAGAGGTTGTTCTAGATACATCTATTTGAGCTACTATTTTAGTAGCTGGCATTAGCGTGGTGTTAGCTCCTTGCGATAATAAATATGTCGCAGTGCCGCTAATTGTTATTGGTGTACCTTTTACGTAGCTTGTGGGAGAAAACTCGTTAAATATTTTAGATGCTCCAGCTCCAGTTCCAATTGAACTAGCGGTATAATTTAATCTGACTACTGCTTTGGGAGTATAATCGACCATCTTGCGTTTAGTTAAAAAATTTATCAACGACAATACGCTAGAATAATTTCTAGGTTTAATTTTTAACGCTTTATCTTCTTGAACTGTTCTTATAATAGGCATTGGTTAAGTTTGGAATTCATTAGATATGATTACATCAGCGGCACTATGCACTCTAATTTCGGGGAATGAATTAGATGAATAATTTACTGATATAGTTGCTCCGTTACCTCCGTTTGCAAAAGGATTAGAAGAACTTGCTCCAGCGCTGTAAGTTGAAGGCGCTTGAGTATAGCTTGTGCTTCCATTTCCAATCATATAAGCCCAAGGACTTTGAACTAATCCTGAAATTGGAATTCGTTTTGAAGAATAAACAGAACTTCCTTCTACTCCCCATTTAAATATCAAATCTAAACTTGATGATTTACTCATACCCATTTCTCCAGCTATGCCCGCCCCTTTGCCTTGGTCAACCGTATCCATCAAAGCTTCTACAATTAAACTCACTTTTAATTTTTTGACATCTCTGTTTTTAATTTTATGGACAAATAAATAAGGATCTTGTGCTTTATCTGGCCATCCTTCTGAGTTGATAGCCCATTTTGTAAAGTTTCTTGCTTCTCCTCCGTTTGGATTCGCTCTTACATCTTGTTCAGTAGTTATTGGACCAAGTAACTTAAAATTAGCTGGTTTTGCGATATGAACATTTTTAAAATTAACTAATGGTTTTTGATTTTCGGTGCCAAAATTAATCTCCATCATGACGTTTCTATAATTATACTCGCCTTTATAGTTCATTACGGCATTTCCGTTAAGATATATACCTTTCAACATATCTAAACCATAAACCTTTTTACCATATTGATCTACTAGTCCATAGATTGGTCCTTCACAAATCAAATCTACACACTCGTATATAGATATTGATTTCTTTAAATTTTGTTTATCAGGAGGCGGAACAAGAGCTGGCACAGGTGGTTTGCTTCCACCAGCTCCTTTTATAAATCTTAATGGATTTAATATTTTCATCTTATTTCTCTTGTTTTATAGCTGGATCATTATAAGATAACGCGGGATCTATTACTGCTCTTGCAGATGTATTAGCAAGTGTCGCATTAAATGTTATTGAAATTTTTACTGGTGCAGATTTTAATTCCAAAGCGCCTATTTTTGCAGAGCATTGCCATTGAGCGTTATAAACAGAAAGCCCTGATTTTGAAGAAGCTGGTCTTTGCGACACAAACCGAACCAACCGATTAGAAGTAGCGGAAGTTTGTTGCGCGTAACTTAACAAATCTTCAAAAACAAAACCGCCGCTACCAGTTGGTGATCCTGCTGTTTTAAAGAATACTGTTCCAACGGAAGAAGATGGAGCGCCAATAGCTGTCCAATTTGTTGTGCCAGAAGTAATAATCTTGTATTTTCTTCCGACTTTCATAGCTGACGCCGCAATGGGCAGCGCCTTACTTCTAAACTTTGCTGATTTAGAAACATTCAAATCATTTAAAACTGAATAAAATAATTTGTCTTTTGCGATTAATGCGTAAGAAGAATAAGAGCCGCCATCTAATTTTGATTTGCTGTATAAACTAATACCATCGGAACCAATGCCATCTTGAAATCTTGCATACAAACGGTGATAGCCAAGAGTGAGAGTGATTTCTTCAGTTGTTGAACTTAAATCAGCTATTTCAGGAGCTTGAGCTAAATTCATATCAAATCCATGATTTCCGTAAAAAGAGCTTGCGAGCTGACCATCAATGTAAAGATCAGCAGCGTCATCTGAGTCTATTTTAAATGAATATTTATTGACCGGATATATTTTCCCATTACCTAAAGAAGATGGAACAGTTGCATTTTTGGTGAATGTCATTCCTAATTCTGGCATTATTGCCGCTCCTTCAGCTCCAGTTAATCCTAATTCAGCCCATTGTCCAGTATCTCCTATCTTTACGATTTCGTAAGTAATTCCTTGTTGAGCGTCGTAAGAGTTGATAACTTTTGTTTTGTCTATCTCTACATACAAGTAGCCGTAAAATTCCATTGCGTAATTATCTAAAGAATTTCTATCAAGAGTTGAACTTGTTATCGTTCTTAAGTTAGTCATGTTCAATTCTTGATCATAAACGCCTTGAACAGTATATGCTGGGAAATTATCAATTAGCGAATCAAGGTCCGCTTTATTTGCTGGAGAAGTGGTTGGTCCTGCGACTTCTAACCAAGCAGAAGCCCAATCGCCCCCTAAAGCTGCTAAATTTGGTATAACTCCAGTATTAAGCTTTAGCGCTTTGAACGTTGACTGAAGAGTTGGCGGTGTTATTTCTGCCCAAAAAGAAGTGTTGACGGCATTGTTTACTATTGGAAACGGTTGAACTTCTATTAAAGCGTTTGCTGTTGTGGCTACTGTGTAAGTTTCTGTTGAAATTGCGCCAGTTATTACGAATTTAAATGTATCTGTTGTCACTTCTGTAATCGTTCTTGTTCCACTTGGATAAACTGTTCCAGTTAAGCCTTCAATAATAACAACGTTACCTACGCTTAATCCGTGAGATGAGCTTGTTACTGTTACAGTAGTTAAATTTCTTGATGCGGCGGTGATTTTTTTAGGAAAATATCCTGATTGAGTCGCTACAAAATAACGTGTTAAAATAGCTTTTGGATAATTTGCTACTGCATATGTTTCCGTAGAGGTTCCGCTGACTAAATCGTAAGTAAATGTATTTGACGTTGCCGTTGTTTTTATTGTTTTTAATCCGTTAGCGTTTGTAGTTCCAGTTAACCCAGATATATCTACAACGTTTCCAACAACAAAACCATGATCTGTTTTCGTTGTAATCGTGACGGTCAAAGTTGATCTCGCCGCCGCTGTTATATCACTGGTTTGAAGATATTTTGTAATTTCTTTTCGTACAAATTTATAAGAAGAGTCGAATGTTGGAAAATTTAAATTAGCGAATTCTGTTGGACCCCATGTTACTAAAGTGTTCGTCGGATATTGTACAAAATAATTAGCAGCAGTGTTTACTGAGTTTGTCGATTTAGTTTTTAGTTCAAATTTATTTGGATTATATGATCTATAAGCTAAACCATTTTGAAATGAGAACGCAGTTTCTATTGCAACAGCTCCTTTCTTTGTTGCCGACAGCTCTTTCCAATCGTAAACAATATCAGGATTGTATGTAGATAAATCAGGATTAGATACAGTTTCTCCGTTTGTTGTAACCACAACTTCAACTGGATCTGTCGCAACTTTTCCTGCTGAACTTGTAATGACATTAATATAAGAATTTAATATATTAATAGTTGAGAAAATTTGGCTTTCAGAATCGTTTGCTGATTGATTGGTAGAGAATCCGTCTGCGTTTAAGCCATAAGGAGATGGAGCCTCATCTTCTGAAACTAACTCAGTATAATCATTGATTGGCTTATCAACAGGAGTCATCAACTGTTTTATATCTGTAGCTAATGGATGATGATTTGTGGCTGCGCTAATTTGTGAAGAGCCAATTAACAATCTTCCGTATCCAACAGGAACAGCTTGTCCTTGAGATACGTTGCTAGGCTTGTTACCGAAAAGATAAGATTTGCCGCCAGCAGCTACTTCTTGATTAAAGTCTGGTTTGGGTTGTGGGAATAAAAGAGACATTGCTCCTTGAATGGCTAAACTAACGCCTACGCTGGCCACAACAGATCCTAAAGCGGTCAACGACCCAACCGCAGCTCCAGCTGTAGCTGCTGCACTTCCAGCTGTTACGGATAATCCCATTGCCCCAGCTAAAGCAGGAGCAGCAGCACCAGCAGTTATAGCTACAAGGGCTACGCCAGCAGCTAACATCAATATACCTCCTGAATTACCTCCAGCTCCCCAAACAACAGGAACGATGTGCATTTCCTTTGGAGCTTTTTGAACATCTAACTCTTTAGGATTGCTCAATACTTCATCGTCTATAACAATTCTATATAGCACTCCTTTGATAGCTAATTTTTTAACAGTATGAGCAAAAGTTTTTTTATTCGCGTTAATAGCCGAAAATACTTCTTTTGGAGAGCTAATGTTTAATTTAAAACATTCTCCAAATAAATTACGCAACTCTCCATGTAGATATACGTTAGTCATAGTATTTCTTGAGTATCTCTATATACTCTTTGTTTACATGAGGAACCTTTGGAACGATAAGATTAAATTTTTCTGTTTGTTTGCTATAAATTAAATAAGGAATACATGAATTTTCGCAATTAAATCGGTCAAACTTTGATTCTTCTTCTTCTGTTTTAGGGTGAGTATGGTAAATAGCGGCAAGTTTTCCGCTTTTGATTTGCTTGATAACTTCTAAAGGATGAATCTCAAACACATCGTTTTCGTACACAGCAATGTTCTTTGCTGGTTCAGTTTTGATTTCTCCATCTTCAATACGAACAAACCCACAAACCTCAACATTTGATGCGGCTGCGTGATCAATAATAGATTTCATGGTTATTGTTGAGACATACCGTACTCTTCTGTGCCGGGGAAGCCGCCAAAAGGCAGTCCATCTTGATTTCCAAATCTTAATTTACATCCTTTAATGCTTTTCGAGCACTGATCAGGAATCCAATATTCTTTATTGAAATAAGGATCTTTTGTACTGGTTGATGTATGATTTTTTGAGCAAACAAATACTTTATGAATCGGCTCCCAATTCGGAACAGCGTTAATATCAGATTTAGTTACTTTGATATTATGATTTTCACGATACACATAGTCGCCAACTTTATAATTGTAGTTACTAATCCATTTATCTTTATTCACTAATAGACCAAAACTTGATTCATTAATTCCAATATATTTAGAGATTGCGGAATCTGTTCCAAATCTTTGAGAGCTTG